TTGTGGAGTAGTAGTGTAAAGACCAGCGATAGCGATTTGGTAGTGTTGCATAGCAGCAGTTCCCAAGAAGATAGCAGGTTTGAAATCACGGTCAGCATCGCCGTAAACAGCAGCCAACATAACGTCAGACATTGTTTCGTAAGCACCTTCCAATTTGTCAAGGATGTTAGCAGAAGTTAAAGCACCGTTAGTGTCGTAGTCTAACACAGCAGCATCAGCAGCCATTTCAGTAGTCAACGCAGTACCTGCAACAGTCAAAGCTTTCTCAGCAGACAATTTAGCGAAGTAGTCAAATACCCAATCCTTGAACTCAGCGTCCATAGTTTCTGGGTTGTTCTGACCTTTCTTCAAAAGAAGACCACGGTAAGAAGTCTCAAGAGCGTTCTTACAGTTTAGGAAAGACCACTTGTAAGTGGTTACGGTCATTTCTTTTTCTCCGATTGTAGCAGCAGATGCTCCATCAAATACACAAAGGTCTGAACCGAAAGATAATGTAGCGTCAAAGATAGGTACGTTTACTTTAGCTTTAACACCGTCAACAAGGCGAAAACGGTTTAATACCGCTGCCGATTTTACCATAGTGTCAATGAACAAGTCTGGACGACGGTCACCGTATGGCAAGTTTGATATTACTATACTCATTTTATTTTAATTTAAGAGGATTCGTTTAATTAATTTACAATAATTACTTGCGGTTAAAGAAGTTGTTAATCATATCTACCTTTTCGGGTGTGATACCATTAAAAACTACTGTCTTGTCTTCTACTGTTTCAGCAACTTCTTCAGCCTTTTGTTCAGCAGCAAATTGCTCCTCAACTTCTGCATCAGTAGCAGAGAACTCTTCCTGAAGGTTTTCCTCAACTACTTCTTCAGAAGCAATTTCTTCTTTCTCTTCATCTTCAGTATGCTCACCCATTTCTTTTTCTTCTGGGCTACCCATACTTTCAATGTGCTGTTGAATCATTTCAATAGCAGACTTTAAGCTGTCTACGCTTGCAAACTTTTCTTCAACAGATGTCACAGCTTCAAGGAGTACGTTGTTTTCGTTCTCCAAAGCCTCAATTCTTGCCTCGTACTTGTTCATCATAGCCTCAAATTGAGCCTCTAACTTACCAAGTTCTTTGGCGAAAGCAAATTCATTCATTTGTTCTTCGTTATTAATTGTTGGTTTAATATCCGCTTTAATCTCAATAGAGAAACCATTAATCTCTCCATTTTCAATTGCAGTAAATAATTCGTCAGACTCAATCTTTGCCTTTACGAATACGGTTCCGTTTGGTAGTTTATAACCATAGTCTACAGACTTATCGTTATCACTCTCTTTGGTCCAAACTTCAAGCATAACCACCTCATCAGTATCGTAGGAGTGGTTAATACCAAATGCGTTAAATAGTCCCTCTTTAGAATACTTGTACATAATCTGCTGAATAGTCTCTTCAGTGAATCGTACATAGTAGTATCCCATATCGGGTGAGAATCGTAGGATTTCCTTGTTAGGAATCATAATAGGTCCCACAACCTCTTTCTTCTTTTCATCGGCAAACATCTGTAACTTCTCAACTTCGTTGAAGTGGATGAAGTCCTCCTCAATAGCAGGCTTATCTACAAGAGAAATCTTGTACATCCCTTGAGCGATGTCTTCTAATGATATATCAAATAATGGTAATTTATCCATTCTTTAGTTTTTTAGGGAAGGATTTAATCCAATTAATCCTTTTTCTTATTAGTGGGAACATCCTTGACTTTACGGTCACCCCACGGGAGGTCAGCCACATCTGCACTTGCCTTAACTGTTCCTTTTCGTATGCTTTCAGCTTTTCTAATTGCCCAATTAACTCCGCTTGTTCCTCCCCAACCGAGCCAAGCAACATAGCCTCTATCTTTCCAAGGCGTGTCCTTATACTTAGGGTCAATCGCAGCATTCTTTCTATGGCGATTAAACGCAGCCATTCTTGCAATAGTGTCATACGAAAGTTTTCTTCTTGAGGCTAATTGGTTTGCACGAGTCCAGCCCACAGAAGTCATTCCTTTAACTTCATCTCCATACTTCTCCTTCCACTCAAGAACTTTCTTGGCGTTGTTAGTAGCAGATTGTGGGTAGTCGTTGTATGTAGCCATCAAATTAATTTACAATTATCTTAATAATCCTTGTATAGTTAAGTATGCAAAGTCTTCGTATACTGGACCCGAAGCACTCTTAACATATATTGTTCCACCTGTCATAATACTTGATGTGAATTCAGACAAAAAGAAGTTTAGGTTATCAAGTTCTGTTGTAGGGACAACCATATTAAACTCAATCTTAGGTAAGTTAGATTGTGTTATTTTTTCAGATACCTCAAATATTTCTGTGTAAGTATCTGTTACATTTCCCAATGTATCTTCAAATAATAAATCCCAACCTGCTGTATTTACATTTGATAATCTCCCATTGAATATGTGTTTACCACCAAGGTTTGCAGATGCAGGACCCCATTGCCCATTGCTGTAAACTCTTTGAGTTTCTGTAAGCATATCGGGAACAGTTCCCCTTTGAGTCATATAAGGTATTAGAAGATTAGTCTTATATAAAGGCTTATCTATAAAAGCAAATCTAAAACCTATATCTGAGTTAGGAGTGAATATATTAGGTGTAAACCCTAATTGAGTAGAACTAAATATTCCAAGGTTTGCATCGTCAATAATACCTGTAGCATCATCACCACAAACAGAATTGTAATAGATAGAAGATTTTAAATCAATACCTAATTCTACAATACCTTCTTGAGTAATCTCTTGAGTAGTAGAACCAATAATTATTCCGTTATTATCTAAATCATCATAATACAAACCATAGTCTTGGTTATTTATGGTTAGTGTCTTTACCTTGTCACCATTGTTGGTAATCTTAAATGACTTGATATCATCAAGGTATCTGTTGATGTTAGTTGTAGATGACCTTAATGAGAATATAGGGTCTAACCTAAGAATGTGTTCAGACGATGAGTTATCAAAGTCATAGAATAGGTTGCAATCAAATCTTTTAGCTATGTTTAACAATACATCTGAAACACTAAAAGGACAAGTCTTTAGTATTGACTCTTGCAATATGTATTCATCACTTTTCTTATATGGAAGGTAGTCTTGGTTTGCTAAAAATATAACATTCATCTGACCATAATCTCCACTTCCATTAGGCTCTCCAAATCTTGTTATAGCCTTTCTGATATCATTAATATCAAAAATGCTTACAGCAGTAGCCGAACCATAATTTACTCCACCCATAGACGTATTAAATTCTGTAGCGTACTGAATCTTTAACTCACCGTCTATAGGCTTTAGATAATAGTTTATTGAATACTCACTACCTCCATTGATGAATATCTCTTCTGAAGGCATATATGCTGTAAAGGGTTCAAAGACCAATGTATCGGGTACTGGTCCGCTTGGAGAATAAAGTATTGGAGTATCATCATCTGTATCAAAGTAATCAAAAGGACTTGACACATCAAACTTGTTTGAGTAACCGCTTGTAACATTAATCACATTAGACATATCAAGAACCAAGTCATCACCTAAAGAAGTTTGCATTGTCACCTCTTTTACTTGAAGACCATCGGCCCAAATACCAATGCATACATTAAATTCCATTGTGCTTTCTGGGTCAGAGAATAATATATCTCCGACCATAAGGTCTTCCTGTATAACAGGAATCTCATACTTAGCGTCAATTATTGTTGCTTGACTTCCTCCCGCAATAGTTATTGCTGCATTAAAAGAAACTTTAGGCGCAAAGAATCCTCGTATATAGTTACACTCAATGTTAGGTGCAACCCCCTCACAAGGATAGAATCCCATACGTTTTTCTACACCCCACTCTTGGGCGTTGGGATATATAGGATTACCCTCACCATCAGTTCCATAGTTACCCGATGTTTCCGTAGAACTAAACCACTTTGTATAAAATAGTTTCCTATCTTGGCTGAGGTCTACTTTTGACTCAAGGCTTTCGTTTGGTGATGCCCAAGCGGGAGATTGCCTAACGGTAAAAGTTCTTGTGTTTGTATCGCTCTTAGCAAGTAACTGAGAAGGAATTACCATATGTAACTTCTCTGGCTCCATATCTGGAAACAACTCATTGTTTACAAACTGACCTACACCAAAAAGTTTTGAATCTATCCTAAAAGGAAAGTTAACTGGGTCATTTATGTAAGCTGATAAATACTGCAAGAATCCTTGAACGCTAAACACAGGCATTATACCTGCACGACCTAAGCCTACGCCATACTCAACAAACTGTCTTGCAGCGTAATTGTACTTGCCCTTGACATCATTTACAAAGTCAACATAAGGGAATGATATAGCTTTTGAAGGGTCGGGATTTTGACCTATAATGCCCGCTTCACCAGGGTCTGTAGGGTCGTCTGTTCTTTTAAGGAAAGTAGAAAAGGTTTTTCTGCTCGTAAAGAATGTATCATCATAGATGACACCTAAGTTTTTTTCCTTTATTTGAGATAGGTATTTAGATATGTAATCCTTTAATATTACCTCAGCGTAAGGCTCTGAAGAATTATATTCTATAGCAGATACATTAAGTATACCACCTATAGTAGATTGACTGCTTCCGTATATGGTTAATATAAAATAAAAATCATTCTTGGGAAACGCAGCACCATTATCTGTGAAGGGGTCAAAGTCAAATACGTTTGCACTTTTATTGTTTGCGGTAAGAGGTATTCTCAAATCAGTATAGAAAGGTAACTTTACCTTTTCTATATCTATTTCGTCATAGAATTCTACATCATAATCAAGTTGCTGCTTAGGGAACAGGTCAACTGGATAATAACTATTGACACTATTATCTCTACTAATCTCTAACTTAAAATCCATATATTAACGTGTAGCAATATTAAACTCTAATGATGATTTTAGCTTGTTGTTGAAGACATCAAAGTCATCACCTGCAAATCCAACGCCATAAGCAACTGCTTTACAAGTGTCTACAAAAACTACATCATTAGCTAATATAAGTTCTTTAACGGACTTATACTGCGTATCTCTAAAATATTCTCTACGTTTGTTATTAACAACAAGATTGTATTCTACTGAACTTGAATAGGGTTTGTAGGCATCTGAGTACAATCCTCTTTCTACAGTTGTTATTATTCTGTAAGACTGAACATCATCAAAAAGTATATCTGCATTAGCATCCCAATGACTTGATTGATTAGATGAAAAGTTAGACGGCACAGAAGTGTATACTTCATTGTCAAACTGAAACAGTCTTGTAGAATCGTCTATGCAAACTGCATACACGCCCTTGACATCGTCATAGGGTATGTATACAGCATCGTTCAGAAGAAATGTACCCGATGATATCGTAAAAGTATTTGTACTCTGTAGAGTTGCGGAAAAGTTCTCTGTGTCTGGTCCGCTATAAAAAATGTAATCAGCCATTATATTCTGTCGTTTCTATCTCTTAATCTACGTTCTGTGTCGTTGCTTCTAAGGTCCTTATCTGCAACATAAGCACGAACTGGTTTTTGAGTGTTGTTTGCTGACTTTTCTGTATTTTCAGCAATAGCCTTTAGGTAATCTACACTTGCGAGACCTGTAATAGTGCCTACAAATCCACCTAAAGCAAACTTACGTTTTCCTTGGACAGGTGTACTTATTCCAGTTTTGTTTATACGCTCAAGTAAATCACGATGTCTCGCAGTGGCTCTCTTGTTGACTATATACTCACCGCCTTCCATTTCGTATCCGCCTCTGCCTTGAACAGAGAATGGTACACCGCCTTCTGCGTGAGATGGACCGCTTACCATACCCCCGTCCTCAAACTTCTTAGGAAAGAACTTACGTTGATTAATAGCTGCTACCTGCGCTCCCGTTTGTCCTGCTACAATACCTGTACCAATTGCCGCTGCAATAAAACCAGCAGGTGTAGGCCCATATTTTTCAATAGCTTTTATAGTAGCTTTAGCAGCTGCAACAAGGCCGTCTATCTTAGCGTCATTTATATCTTGTTTCTTTTCTGCTTCAAAGATTTCTTGATTGATACTATTCTCTTCAGCAAGTTGCGCTTTTCTTAAATCAAGCTGTTTTTTTCTGTACTGAGATTCAGTAATTAACTGATTGTCTAATTGAGACTTTATAATATCTTGCTCAACCTCATATCTGTTCTTAATAGAATCTAACTGTGACTCAAGTTCGTTTTTAGTGTTCTCTGTAGCAGTCTTGTTAAACTCATCAAGAGACTCTCCTATTGCTCCAAATAACTCTTCAACGTACTCAAGGTATCCGCCTTCTTTAAATTCCTTAAAGAATTCGTCCATCGTCTTAGCGACCTTATCTGTCTTTTCTTCGGTCTCATCTAATTTATGAGTTAACGAATCAAAGTTTAAAAGTATGTTGTCAAAGAACTGCTCCATCTCTGGAGATGTTCCAAACATTTCTCTAAAGGTTGCGATAGTGCTTACTAACCTTGCTCTAAGTTCACCTACAGAACGCTCATAGTCTTCTTGACTAATAGTACCGTCTTCCTGTGCTTTTTGTAAAGCTTCAAGTTCGTTGCTGTAATCTGAGTATGCCTTGTTTATATCATCTATAACATCACTGCCTAACACTGCTGAAAGCTTCTCAGATGCTTTTACATTCTTTAGAATAAGTTCTTCATTCTCTGTGTAAATACGAGATAACGCACCAATACTATTAGCTTGTTCTAAATACAAGTCGCTTACAATCTTTGCTCTTTCCGCTTCAATTGCTGCACGCTCTTCAGCTGTTTCAGCTATTTCAGTTTCAACCTTAGCACGCTCATTAACACTTGCTATTTGTTCTGCTGTATTATCTTTAATAGCATCAATCTCATCTTTAAGTCTGCTCTTTTCGTCTCTTACAGCTTTTTCCCTTTCCTTTTTTCTTTTCTTAGCTAAGTCTTCTTCACTAAATGTTACGTTTGTCAACTGGTCTAAATAACCCTGAAGCGCACCTACAAGACCTTTGTATTTTAAAATCTCATCTTCAGTTACTTCAACCATCTGAGACTTTATGCCAAACGCATCAGTTTCTGTTTTTATTCCCGTTGCGATGATTGCGTTATATTGCTCTATCTGAGAATTGATTCTTGCCGCAGTATCATCTACTTCATCATTAACATTGATTTGGTCTTCAAAAGCTTGGGTTAATCTTCTTACGGATTCTTCATATTCATCTGTAGCTATTTTCTGACCTTCGGAAATTAAGGTTTGTTTTCTGCTTTCTTCAGCTACTTCTTCTAACTTCATTCTAAAGCCATCCACCTTTTGTACCTGCGCTAAAGCTGCATCACCTATCTTTGAAAAACCTTCGGGTAGGTAATCCACGAAAGATGTTTCCGTTACATTGAGTCTATCTAAAGAACGTTGGTATTCCTCTTGAGATATACCTAAGAGTTCAAGTGATTTATTCAAAGCGTTTGCACCACTCTCAACTTCTTTTGCCCCTTGATTAAAAGCATCAAATCCAACTTCATTTATAGCTTGGAATCCTCTTGCTGTTTTTCCTGCTGCGGGGAAAAATGCATCTAAAACCGAAAGCAATATATTACTGTTTGATATAGATTCTCCTATGCTTATTTGAAATTCTTTAAAAGCTGAATTCAGCAAATCCATTTGACCCGAGAAGTTATCTACCTGCTTAGCAGCAGATTGCAATGCTCTCCCTTGCTCGTAATATTTATCGTTGCTTTCGTCTAATGCATCTATGTTTTTAAGCAGGGTAATTAGCTGCGCTGCATTACGCTTACCTACTAAGTCAACTGCTTCAGATAGCGATATATTTTCTTCTGCTAAAGCCTTTAAAGAAGTCTCTACATCGGCACTTGTCTTACCAAGTTCCGTAAAGATACCACGAAGACCTGTACCAATACGAGATGCAGTAAAACCATTATCTGCAAGTACAGCCATAGCACCTGCGGTCTGCTCAAGACTTAAACCTAAGTTCTTTGCAATAGGACCTACATACTGAATAGCCGTACCAAAACTATCAAAAGATAATGCACTGTTGTTTATGGAGGTAACAAGTACATCACCAACAAATCCTGCTTGCTCAATAAGTAAATCAAACTGATTGATTACTTTACCCGTTTGCTGTGCAACAGCCTCAAGTGGCGCACCTAATGCCTGTGCAGTAAATGCAATTCCTTGAGTAGCAGAAACAACATCTTCTGCTGAGAACCCAAGCTTAGAAAGTTCGGTTTGCAGACCTACAATTTCTTCCGCTGTAAACTTCGTAGAACCTGCAACTTTTAGTGCAGTCTCTGAAAGTATACTTACTTCTTCCTCAGTTGCCCCAGCTACCGCTGAAAGGTTTGCTAAGGCTTTTTCAAATGCAACAGCCTCACGGACAGAACCTAATGTAAGTTCACGGAACACACGCTGTGCCGCATTGATAGCTTGGTATAGGCCTAAATACTTAGTTAAACTACCTAACGCACCACCAATGGCACGGGGAGTAAGCTGTCCTGCGAATCCGCCTTTAAAGTCTCTTTTCTTTTCTTCAGCTTCGGCTATTCGTGTTCTTTTCCTTTCTTCTTTTTTTAAGAACTCGGTAATCTGTCTTTCAACTTCTCTTTCTCTTGCTTTTCTTTTATCTCTAAAAGATTTTTGACGAGCCTCAAATTCGTTTAATGCAGCAGTTCTTCTTGCATTACCCTCCTTAATAGAACTTCTAAGAAGTGCTTGTTCTTCTTTTAATCTCTTTTTTCTCTTCTGTGCTTGCTCATCAATCTGTTTCTTGACCTCTGTGTCAATCTGATTGTTAGCAGTCTTTATAGAATTTAGGGCAGTGACTAATTGTTGTAGTCTTTGCTTATATGTTTCTAAGTCTTTTGTCTGACCAAAAGAACGATTAAAGGATGACTCAAGCCCAATAGCCGATTTTAATAACGCCTCAAATTTACCCTTGAGTTTTTCAAATTCTTTAGTGCTTACACCACCAGACTCTGCTATTTTGCGGAGTTCTATCTGAAGCTGCTTTAAGTTTATCTGAAGGTCTAATACCTTTTCGTTTATGTCTTTTGCCATATTAGAATATGTTTTCTATGCTTTTTCTTACTGCGGGACTAATCACGTTAAAGTATGTAGCCTCTTCAATTTTCTCAGATGCCTTAGCAAGTACACTCTCAACTTTATTAAACGCACTTGCGAAGTCAACTTTGTCTGGTCCTCCCTCTGCTAACTTACGCATAATGGGGTAAGCTGCTCTCGTTCTATTTATTCTATCTCCCTGTACAAGAGGTCTTTGGTTTCCTTTATTATCTAAGTAATAGAAAGAGTATCCTCTATCCATTTTATTCTCAATCCAAGCTTCAATCCTATCAATCATATAACCTGTGTCCCTTGAGAAAGAATCATCATATGGTCCATCAGGTGCGTTAGCGGCTAAGCTTTTATACTTAGGTGCTAATCCATAATCCCCTAAGTTTACCTTAATCTTTATTGAGGATGGAAGTATGGTTCCATCACTAAGCCTTGAACCATATACACGGACACTTACTATTTTCTTTGCGCTCTTTCTTGGTACTAACCACCTATCATCAGCACTCGGTATAATTGACCCCGATGTCTGTGGAGATGCTAACTGCCCTGTTGCAATTAAGTCATTTGCTTTTACAGATTGTATAACACTCTCTATTATAGCTGCTTTTTGAAATTGCTTTACTACAGCAAAAACAACAATAGTCCTTACATTATTTTGTATTTGCTTTAAGCTTGCCATTAATTATCAATATCTAACTGATAAGGCTTTCTTGCAAGCACCACTTGGAAGTCGCAAACAGCTGATGACACAGTATAATCACCTTCTTTCATACTCATAACATCTACGTTTTCAAAGTTAACGTCATAGTTATTTTGTATTAAGTAATCCTGTAGCTGACCCACTATAAATAAGTTCTCCTCAATTATAGCGATGTTGTTTATTTCATTCTCATAAATTACTTTATCAAGAATGACTACTGCAAAGTCAAGTGTGTATACGGGTGAGTTAAGGTCTCTTGAGATGTTTGCTTCAAGAGGCATTATTGAAAGTGTTCTGTAATCAAACTCTCTGTTCCTCAAGTCGTTCTCATCTCTGGCTAAGAAAAATTCATTCACCATATTGTGAGACGTAGCGAAGTCCTTAATTTTAATGTACAGTTCTGTAAGGTTATTCATTATCCTCTTTTCTAAATTTACAATTTACTACTCATCTGTTGTTTCCTTTCCCTTGCTGCATCTACCTTGCTTTTCTGTGCGAGGTAACTCATTTCGGGCATAACGGTAGACATCTTCAACATATATATCTCATCATATTTTGTAATGTCTTCTTGAGCCAACATACGAACCATAGAGTACCAATACCATTGGCTTTGGAATAAAGCTTCACCTATCATTTCTTGATGTTCATCTTCCTCTTCCTCATCATCATCTGATATCTCATAGAAGACACCCTTGAATTGCTTAAACAAAACAAAGTCACGAACCTTTAGGAATTTCTCTAATACTGAATAAACTTCCTTTACAGAGGTGTTTAGAATCCTTTCCTCATTTTCTTGTTCTACTGTTTCGTTATCGTTGTCAAATACTTCGTGGTGTTTAGGTCTGAGGATTAGTTTTGCTAAGGCGAAGTCGTTTTCAGCCTCAGATGCGTAGTTTGTCTTACCCGTGATGATTTGCTCAATCATTATGAACTGACCAAGAACCAGTTCCATAACGTCTGAATACACTTTAAAATCACTGTGTATCTTATAATCGGGATTCCAAGACATATCAATAGGATACTCCTCAAGAAGTCCCCTTGATATCTTAATTCTCTTTTCTGGAGATAAATTACCTAAGTAGTTTATTAGGTTGCTATCGCTGTCCTTGTTTGAATAAAGTTCAATGTGGTCTCTAAATGTTATCATAAAAACAAAGTTACCCCACCATCCTGTTCCTCTACGGCACAATACGCACAAATAGCTAACGACATTACCATATCATCGTGCTTTCCATCGGTGTTGCTAAACTGAAGGTTACCCGTGATAGGGTTTCGCTTGCTCTTAAAGTCGTACAACTCCTTTATTAAGTCTGTGTTCTTAGGTATCTTAATCACCTTATCCTCAAAAAGCTTTATGAGGTTACGGATAATCTCGGGCTTACTCTGCGCTGATGTCGTAAAAGGTATCAATTTGTATAACCTTTCGTCATCCGTCAAGTCGTCAAACAAGAGGTCGTTATTATTTACCTCAAAGTAGGCGGCAGCTAAGTACTGGTCGTGTTTTAGGTAGAACGCTTTGATGCGTTCTTTGAACTCTTCGTAGTCCATTCCCTCTTCCTTGTAGTTGAATCGGTCTATATCCACCACTCTGTAGTCATCGGAGATTGCAGTAAGCACTGTATAATCCTGCGCTACCCCAATATCCATACCAATATAAACCCTTTCACATCTTGTATCTATATTATCTACAACAGCATCTTCAACATTACTAAACAAGGCATTTGCACTCACAGGCTTACATAAAAACTCTTGGTCAAACTGTGCCTTAGTCATACTCTTCTTAATCCCAAGGACAGTCTTCGCTACCTTATCATCATTAAGGTCAAGGTAGGTACGCTTAATGCTTTTAATCTGCTCCCAGTTCTCCTCTTGCTGTCCCTCCTTAAACCAATCGTAGAACCAATTGGGACCATTGAAGGTACTTGCCGCAGTAACCTTACCACCCGTTCTTGTAACCATAGGCAACAGCACCTCATTGATAAAGTCAAGCTTCATATATGCCGCCTCATCCAAGTATATATAATCCAATGTGGCACCACGAAGGTTATCACCCGAATCAGCAGAACGAAACTTAATAAATGAACCATTGTAAAAATACATCTCATTTGCCTTACGGTCATACCTCTTGATTATCTTGGTCCATAAGTCCTGATGACTACTAAACATACCCTCAATGTCCTTCATCACTTTATTCGCTTGGTCTTGGATAGGTGAGACCCAGAACATTCGGTGTTTAGGGTTGTTCAATGCCCTCATTACTGCATCATTCTGCATATAGAAGGTCTTACCCGTCTGTCTACCCGCAACTAAACAACTGATAAAGGGAGCATCCTCGTGTACCAACTTATGAAAGTCTACTTGAGGTTGCGTAGGTTTGTATAACTTAATCTGCATCTATATCCAAGTAGTCTTGCTCCTCATCGGGGGCAGTTAAATCTATCGTAGCTGTGATATCAATCTTGGTCTGCTCCACCTTAGTTGGAGCCTTGTACCCTTGCATATCATTGATAATCTTTATAGCCTCCATAGCAGCCTTCATATCATCGTTGGCAAGGGCTATGTCCCTAATCTTAATTAATGCGCTTAGATTCGTTCCCTTGGCTGCCTCAATGCTCTTCATCTCTGCATTGGCTATAGCCATTAACTCCTTATGAAATGCTGTACCCGATGTTCTCCTATCACGATAGTAGTTCGTGTAGTTCATTTCCTTAGCCACCTTACTTGATGCATCCATACCCTCATCACGAATCCTCTCAAGGAACTCGGACTGAAGGTCTGTTAGTTCGGCTCCTCTGCCTTTAACAATCTTACCGAAACTATTTCTCTTTGCTGGCATCTTGGAATGTATAGATTGGAATATTATGCACCCCTAACTTTCCTGTAAACACAAGACCCTTGTAGGTAGGTGCCTTCTCATCACTATGATACCACTTCCATATCGTAGTCTTCACCCTTTGTATACAACTGCCACAAGCAGTCCTTGGATTCTCTTGCTTTGGGAAGTACTTACTCTTACCCACCATAGAGTTATAAAAGTCAAACATCTCTTGTTTGAGTTCACCCTTGGGTAGCTTCCCGCCTATTAAGGCTATTAGGAGGTTCTTAGTCGTCATAACTTATCGTTTTGGTATGATTGTATAGATGTGTTTAATTAAGGCTCTTAGAATGCCTCTAAGTGAATATACAATATTGAATGTTCAGTGTCTTTCATTATTATCCCACTACACTCCCCTTATTATAATAAACTAATTATAATAAACTTTACTCCCATAGTAAAGTTTATTATTATAATAGTATTAGAGTAAAGTAAGACTATTATAATAATAGTATATATTATAATACAATATTCCCAAAGGTACTTTTGAGATTCGTAAATCACCCCTTCCCCCCGAACCCTCCCCCCGCTCCGTGAGGTTAGCTTACCATCCCCTCTCTTTTCCTCCGGTCATTACACGCTTTTTTCTAATATCCAAATAATTAGGGTTAAATTTTGTAGGTATAATAGCTTAATTTTAAGGGGTGAATCGTAGCAAATAAGTACTTTATACCTATTGTACACCCCACAATAAATTCGTATAGCTTCACCTTGCAAAAATAATTTTCATTATAACTAACTAAAAATCAACACTTTAGTAATTTAGAATCATTCTAAGCAAGAAAACACTAAAAAAAACAACAAAAAAAGCCATATTGCAGTATTACTAATTATAAACGCCCACGGGGCACATATACTATTTACTATGAGTACTATTAAAAACACTAACGGAATGAGCAAAGCAACTATCAAAGCAGTTGAAACAATCAACGCTATTAAAGGGCAGGAAAGCCAAACGGCTTTTGACCTGCAAAAATTAGCCAATGCAATCTACAAAGTTGAGGCGAAAAGTATTTCACACATTTATAAGCAAGTGAGCGCACTATATAGTGAGTCTACTGAATTAGGCGAAGTGGTAAGAGAGTTGGCGGGTACAAAGATGCCTACCTTCAAAGCCTTCGCAACGGCTTATAAGGGTACACCTTGCCTTTGGTATGGATTTGCAACCTTGCGTAAACTAAACCCGAAATTTAAATTGGCTGAAAAGGTGAAACGCCAAAACAAAGCAACCGCCAAAAAGTAAGGGCGGAAAAAACAAACCAGTGCGTGTTTGAAACTTTAACAAGGGGCGAAACCTTGCGCACTTACTAAGAAACTGCCTACACTTTTTGCGAAGTAGGGGCGAAGGTATACACTGCGAAATGCAAAGGCGAAATGCCGTATACCTTTTGAGCGAAGTACTTTGACATTTTGGATTTTTAGCGCATATAGGCGAGGGGTGACGAACACTTTAAGCAATGCCTACCTATGAGGGAACCTATGCATTTGTGTAGGGGTTGGTCTTAGGCGGTATTGTGGTTTGAGTAAATAGGTGTACTCTATAGAGGTCTTCCTATGCGCTTGTGAGCGAAGGGTATCCTATGCACGGACCTACATACTCACTGCGTCCCCTTTAAAGGTTTATGGAACGGGTCCATAGATGCGGGACGTATAATGCAAATCTTACAAATTCGCAACACCCTCTGGACACCCGTGGTGTGTTGTATCGTATAGGCTCGGAGACTGAAGACAGGCAATGCGGAGCGAGACCGCACCGAGCATCTAATTTTTAAATCATAGAACATATGAAAACTAAACAAATGATTGAATTGCTAAAGCAGGAAATAGACCGTCTTGACAAGAAATCTGTATTGACAGGCGAAGACTTAGCGAAGCATAACGAACTTTGCAAGGCTTATAATCTTTTAACGAAATAATAAAATAGAACATATGAGAAGAGTGTATCGTTTTGCCCTCGTAAACTTTATAGGTTTAGTGGGTGCAGTGGGTAGTATGGTTAGTGTGTGGAGTATGTACTTCACGGGTAACAGAGATTGGCTTGTGCCTTTCGTGATTTTTGGATTGATAACGTGGTTCTACATAGAGGTTGTAGTCCCTAAAAACAAATAGAACAGATGACATACAAAGTAATTAAGAGCCTTAATTGGCTCAATGAGACAGATACTAAGGAGTACAGTACTTATGCAGATGCTATGGCTTTTGTAAGCGCAAACCGTGAGTATATCTTAGGTGAATTCAGTGAAGAAACGGGTGCGTACTATGATGTAGAAGCATACCAGTGGGACATAGAACACGACCAACATATAAGCAAGTATAGGCTGTTCTTTTTGGACTATGACAATGGTAAAATAGATTGGGAGTTTGAGATATTGGAAATAAATAAATAGGCACATATGAAAACCAAAAAAATTACTATTGAGGTAACCGTATCAGAGGGTTCTACCCTATTCGCTGCGGTGAAGATTTGGCAGAGAAAAATGAATAGCGTACCTTACGAGGAATGGAAAGGAGTACAGGCGAAGAACACAGAGCGTCTATTGGATAAATTAATGAAAGCAGGACTATGAAGAAAGTAATATGGCTTGAGGACGGGAATATATTCGTAGTCCGCAAGGGTAAAACGACTAACGACAAGATAAGTGATGGGTCCGCCTTAGTGCAGACCTACACTTTCAGCCAAGAGCAATGGGTACTGGCGAGTACGAGCAAAGGATTCGGTATGAAGAAGTTCTTCGCTTTAGATGGTAGCAACTGCCTTGACTGCCCATTTAGTATGGGCAATGGTAACGGAGGGTGCTATACGCACAAGTTCCAACAGTATGTAGGGTTCTTGTCCTTATTGCGTAGCGTAAAGCTACAAGACCTTACGCCCTTAGATGATGATAAGATGAGGGCTGTAAACGATATGTGCTATGATACCTATGTGCGATTCGGTACATATGGTGAGCCATCGTTAATGCCTAAGCACCTTGTGGAGTCTATGAGTATGGTTGCTAAGTCTTGGACAGGGTATACACACCAATGGTCCAAGGATTGGGCAAAGGACTACGGCAAATGGTTTATGGCGAGTACACACAGCCAAGAGGAAGCCGATGTTGCTACGAGTAAAGAGTACCGCTCCTTCATAGCTACGGAACGTGGTGATGAGAAAGCCGTGAGTTGCCCAGCAAGTAAGGAGATGAACTACAAATCCAACTGCGCCAAGTGTGGTTTATGCAGTGGGTTATTAGGCAAGGGAAATAAAGATGTAAAAATACTACAACACTAATAAATAGATTGATATGGACCAAATTGGAAATGTGTGGATAGAAGCCACAGTCAAGGTAAGAGTAAACCGCAGAGTAACGCTATTCACTGAGGATAGTGAGGAGTATTTGTTAGAGGCTATGTACGATGGAGACATTGATATTATAGAGGTAGCAGATACGCACAGATTTGAAGTAACAGAAATAGAAAACGTAGATTGATTATGTACTGGACAGTAAACACAACCGAACAAGAGACACTAATGAACTTAGTAATTAGAGAACAACGCCTTAGAGGTGAGAGTATGGACAATTACAATGTGCAGGAGGTAGCATACCGCCAAGCTATAAGCGATGGAGCAATGAGAACAGATAACTACTTTAACAAATAGAAATTATGAGAAAAGGATTTGACACCACGATATACTAAAATAACATTTAAAACCAAGAGAAATGACACTAAGAGATTTGTATCAGTATTGTGTAGAGCAATCAGAAAAACACCCTAAGCTATCCATTGATATTCATTCATTCTATGACCTTGCAGAGATGGAGGTCCAAGATGGGGGTAGCGTAGAACACGAATGTGAATTAGCAGTAAGTGATATTGATGAATTAATTAAAGAAAACAAATAGAAATTATGAAAAATGTATTAAGAGATTGGTTAGGAATCAACGAAGAAAAGTTTGCCTTAGAGGTACAACTAAACACCTTGCAACAGAAATTGGACTACTTAGATGCGTCATACGCAGATGTAGATAACAAGGTGGAGAGCCTTGATGGTAGCTTGAGCGAACTCAAGTATGAGATAGAAGACAAGGTATCAGAGTGGGACTTAGATGATAGAATCAGAGACATAGCATACTACGATATTGATGATATCAAGAACGACCTTGATGAAGATATGGACTACTCTGAGGTAACAGATACAATCTTTGACCTTGTAATGCAAGAGATTGAGAACAGAGATACGTTGATGGAACTTGTAAAAGGTGAGATTGAAAACTTCACAAGCACCACTGAAGAACAAGGATACCCAGTAGATATTACTGCAATAGTTGAGGATGTCGTAGAGCAATTAATTAATAAACTAAGAGCGTGATACGGAAACTTAAAAAGTACATAGACAAAAAGATTTCTATATACCTTTGGTGGTTTAGAAATTAAGTATTAACTTGCACAAAAATTAAGAGCAATGATAAATCAAGTAACAAAGAAGGATTGTATGGAAGCCATAGATTATCTATGGGGAATGGGTATGACACAGGAAATGTCCTCAGATAAACAGCACTATACAGAAATACTGTTGAAGAAGGTAGCTAATATGTATAACATTAAATTACAAGAAGAATGATAAAGTATTTCAATGAGGTAGTCGCAGAGCTACAAAGTAAAGGAACAATCTTCGGTGCAGAGTATCGTAAGAAGAACGGAGAGCTAACCAAAATCAATGGTCGGTTCGGAGTATCTAAGTTCGTAAAAGGAACGGGTACAAGCAACCCTAATGTGCTTACAGTGTGGGACAATAATCGTAAGCGTTACACTTCGCTTATCCCCGATAACATTGTACGCATAACAACCAACAAGCGTAAATACCTAAAGACAGATGAATTTTTAATTGAGAACTATGAGTAAGTACAAGTACACCGTAGAATGGGAAGGTGATGTAGCAAACTACAAGCAAGACTTTGAAAGTCTTGAGGAGGCTCGTATGGCGATGTTGTTTCACCGCAATAGAAACGCAGTAATCCACGTAATAAAAATAGATGATTATGCCTAATTGGTTTTATTTTTCCGTTAATGTAAGCGGAGCAAAGAAAGATGTAGAGCAGTTCGTAGAGAACGTAAAAGGCTCTGAGAAATTTGACACTGAGGGAAGGGAGTTTGACTTTAACCACTTCATACCTCAGCCAGAGAACTTGTATAGAGATAACCTATCCACAGGCAAGGAGAAGGAGTTAGAGGAACAAGGTATACCGAGTTGGTACACTTGGAACAACCAAAATTGGGGTACTAAATGGAATGCCGTCTGTGAAGATGAGATGGATATTAATGTAGATGGATTTCCTTTTGAACACGAGTATAACCTACGCACAGCTTGGGCTTTTCCAAGTTCAGTAATGAGTAAGATGATTGATATGTACCCTAATCTTGACTTCGTTATTGAAGGAGAGGAAGAAAGCAATGCTTATGGTGTGTATTGGAATTCATCAGAAGACATTTATGGTCAGGAAGAACCATCGTACATTGATGATTATAATGGTAGAGCCGTGCATTACGATAGAGACCTACACGTTTGGAGGTACACAGATAACTATGATGAGGTAGAAGATTCGGATGACTTCTACCCTATGACTAAATACAGTTGGAGTTAATGAGTATAAAAGATGACCTATTGATTAGTGCTGACCTAAGCAACCTGTATTGGGTGCTGGGTGAGTTAGCAGAAAAAGCAAAGGAGGACAATGATTTAATCAAAGTCCTCCTACAGCTTGAGCAATTTGTGG